CAGCCGAGCGCAAGTTGGGTAGAACCTATAAAAACAGACGGCTACAAACCCAAAGATATGATAGGAATACCTTTTATGCTTGCATTTGCTTTGAGGTCAAAAGGTTGGTATTTGCGGCAAGATATTATTTGGCACAAACCAAACCCAATGCCTGAAAGCGTGCAGGACAGGTGCGTAAAAGCGCACGAGTATATTTTTCTGATGTCAAAAAGCAACAAGTATTATTTTGATTACAAAGCAATTTTAACTCCAATCGCCGCAGGAACGCATAACAATACATATACTAAAACGGCAAAATTAAGTGAAGATAAAAACGTAAATCAGTGGGCGCGACAAACATTAACACGAATTTTCAACTATTTGCCAGACGGACAGCCAGCAGCAATGAAACGTTCTGTTTGGACTGTTTCAACGCAGGCAGAAAAAGAACATCACTTTGCCTGTTTCCCTGAAAAACTAATATCTGATTGTATTTTGGCAGGTTGCCCAGAAAACGGAATTGTATTAGACCCCTTTTTCGGAAGCGGGACGACAGGCGTTGTGGCACGGAAATTAAACCGCAACTACATCGGAATAGAACTCAACCCCGACTACTGCAAAATAGCCGAGCGCAAATTAAGACGTGAATTAGGAATGTTTGAATAATGGAATTTTTAAAAGGTAAAATAATAGAAATGCCGCCCGAATTACAAGCGGATATACGCTCTAAAAATAGACATTTAGAGTTAGTGTATTGGCGTTTGCTGATTGCGCAAAATATGCGGCTGCAACTGCACGAAATACCCGAAATTGCAAAGGCATTAAACCACAACAGGACGACTATTTACTACTATTTACAGGTTTTTGACGACTATTATCGGTACGACAGGAATTTTCGCAAATTTGTAGATAGTTTTAAATAATTGACTTTGCTAATTCTTTCATTATTTCCTGCTTTGCAAACAGTTCTATCCGTGCGCCGCATTCAGGGCAGTGAAAATACTCTTTTTTCGGCTGCTCAAACAAATCGGTAATATCCACGCCGAGAGCGGTGGCGATTTTTTCCAACGTGCTTTTTCTTGGATTTCCGTTTATTGACGTTGATAGGGCTTCGGGCGTAACGCCTATTACCACTGCAAGTGCTTTTTGCGTGATGCCTTTTTTCTGGCACAGTTCCAAAACTCTTAATTTCATAACTACATAAATTTAACGTTTAACCTTTCGCCACATCGGGGGCAAATAACTGTGTTGTCGGGCGGGATATTAAACAGTTCTGTAATATCAATGCCGAGTGCGGTTGCAATTTTTTCAAGTGTCTGCAAAGCGGGGTATTTTCCACGCAAAGTTTTATTCAAACTAATATCGGTAATTCCAAGTTTTTCCGCCAAGTCCTTTTGCGTCATATTTTTACTTGCGCAAATCTCTTTAATTTTTTCTCTAAAATTCATAACTATTCCTTTCTGAAAAATTTTTCGGCAAAGGTAGTTAAAAATTTTTTAATTATACTAAATAGATTAATATTTTAATAAAGTTTAACAATTACTCAAAAAATCATACTTAAATTTTTTAGTTTTATTACTGTGTCGGTTAAATAAAAATATGTAGTTTTATTGAATTGTTAAAATCGTTGTTCTGGGCGTTTTAATTCTAAACAAAAGTTATATCTTTGAGTATAAGTATAAATTATGTTAAAAATCAATCAAAAATTTGCACGATAAAACTAATTAGATTAATTTTGCAACGTTTTAATAAATAATAAAAGCATAACAATTACAGCCCTACGCACATAACGGTTAAGTGCAACAAAATGAAAAATAATTATAGTAACGAAAATTTTGAGACAAACAAAAAATCACTTGAATTTTGTTTAATTGAAAAAATTAACAGATTAAAACGAAAAATATTTTGCAACGAGGGCGCAAGATTATTTCTCGCTCTCACAGTAATTAGTAAATGTAACAGCAACAATGAATTAATGTACGTTGCAAAAAAAATGAGAATATTAAAATAATTTTAAACTATATAGATATGAAAACTTTAAAAGAATTTATAGAAGATTTAGAAAATCAAAAATTTTGGTACAGAGTAACGAATTTTAATTTTTACGTAACTGAATTAATACACACATTTAAAATCAGTTACGAAGAGGCGGTTGATTATTTAACTGACTTAAATGTTAAAATCGATGGCGATGCAGAATTTTGGCAAAAAATCAAAAATGCAATAATAAATAATATTTAAAATTTTATAGCAATGAAAAAAAATAAATTTTTATCAGAAGTAATGTCGCTGGCGTGGCAATTCGTTAAGAAAAACGGATATTCAATCAGCGAGGCGTTAAAATGTGCGTGGGCAAATATTAAATTGCGTGCCGCAATGAGCGCAAAAATTGTAAAATTCTATTTTAAAAAAATAGATGGTTCGACCCGCGAGGCGTTCGGTACTTTGAACGAGAAATTTTTCGGTTACTTACCGAAAAATGATAATCGTACTAAAAAAGACACTGTACAAGTGTATTATGATACCGAAAAACAAGAATTTAGATGTTTTAAAAAAGCAAATTTAATAAATGTAGCAATATGAAAAATTTAAACGACAATCCAAATGTTAGTAACTACGGTTTTGAATACAGTTTTGGCGGCGAAAATATGATATGTTGCGTCAAAATGATGAATGGCGACCTGCAAAGGTTTGGCGGCGCAACTCGCCAAGAGGCGTATAATAGAGCGTGTAAATATTTATGTGATTAACAACAATTTTAACTGCTGCGCTATCGGCAATACGGGTAATTTTATGAATGCAGAAAAATTAGAACGAAAAATTGATGGACTGCTAAAAAGTTACAAGACACTTTGCAATAGTTACCAAAAACGGCGTGGATATACACCGAACTTAAATTTTAACCAACAGTATATGAGAAGAGTAGAAGAGTTGAGAACTCTGATAATAGAAAATAATCATTTGTATCCGAATTTAAAAATTACAAATAATGGATAAAATAAATTTTACAAAAGAAGATTTGCAGTTTTTTACTGCAAACGGTTACAGTGCCGAATGTGTAAAGCAAATAAAATCTTTGCGTTACGAGTTCCACAACTACAACAACGAGAAAATTCCTTTTGAAATTGCAGTTGAAAAATACGGCAAATTTACAGTATTAGGCGCAATCGGCAGAGCGGCGTTTCATTTTACGGCAGGTCTCGGCGAGTATGGCGTACAAAGTAATCTGTATGACTTTATAAGTAAATAAAAAATTTGTCAGTAAAAATTTTTCAAAAAAAGTGTATTTATTAAAAAATTTTATTTATCTTTGCAAAATGAAATATGTAGAAGTCAGTAAGTTACAGCCAAATAAAGATAATCCGCGAAAAATTTCGCACAAGGAATTAGAAAAATTGGCAAACAGTATTCAGGCAAACCCCGAATATTTTGAGGCGCGACCAATTATTACTGATAAAAACCTTAAAATATACGCAGGGCATAGCAGGTTTAAGGCGGCAAAAATGCTCGGTTTAGATAAAGTTCCCGTTCATATTATGGATTTGCCCGAAAATAAAATGCGTGAAATAATGATAAGAGATAATGTGAATAACGGCGATTGGGATACGGGAATTTTGGCTGACGACTGGCAAATTGATATGCTTGTTGATTTTGGGCTTGAATTTAAAAATGGCACAAGTTCAGAAGAAACAGAAGATAATACAGATACAAGTGTAACCAACAATAAAAAGAAAACAAAGGCAAAAAAAATAATAACTTGTCCTCATTGTAATAAAGAAATAGAAATATGATTGTAAATGTAGCAGAAATGGCATATAACAAAGGCATAAGAAAAGCCACAATAGGATTTTCCACAGGAAAAGATAGCGTTGTTGGTCTCGATATGCTAATTAAAGCAGGTATTGAGCCGCTGCCGATTTTCTTTTACCAAGTGCCAAATTTGCAGTTTGTTGAAAATAATCTTAAAATTTACGAAGATTATTTTAAAATTAAAATAGCGAGAATGCCTCATCCCATACTTTACGACCATATTAACCACCAAGATTGGCAGCCATACAACAAAGCGGTTACTATTGGTCAGTTTGATTTAGGTGCAATTTCTTTTAAAATGATGACCGAAATGTATTTAAAATCGAATAATATTAAAGGTTTTGAATACGATTGCGCTTGTATGAAAATGGCTGACAGTATTAACAGACGGCTTTTACTTGCAAAAAAGCCAGATATTGACGACAAAGAAAAAAGAATTTACTTAACGAAATATTTTACCAAAAGTGAAATTTTTGATTACATTAAGAAAAATAATATACCGCTAACAAAAGATTATGAAATTTTTGGAATTTCGTGGGACGGGCTTGCGTATCATTTTCTTTACGGTATTAAAAAATTCTACGCGAACGATTTTGAAAAAATAAAAGAGTATTTTCCGCTTATTGAGGCAGAAATATTAAGATATAAATTATTTAAAAAATACAAAAATGGCTAATAAGATACTTGACAGTTTTGCGCCCGAAAAAATCGACTTAAAAGATATAGAGGCAATCGAAGATGTTGAAGATAGTTTAAAATTAGAAGCAGACAGAATTTTGCTTGCAAAAGCAACAAAAAAACAGCAGCGCGACCAAATGTCAGATATGCGCGACACACAATATTACGCAGTGGTTGTATTTGCGAATAAAAACGACCGCGAAAAATTTACTTCTGCATTGCAAAATATTGATATTGAGGGTGATACATTTATTGATGGTTACGAACTTGCGGCAAAAATGGGTATTAATATTCAAATGACAGCATCTTTACCAGAGCCGCATTATATAAAACAGTTAAAACTCAAAAATTCCAAAATAAAACTTTAATCAATAAATGATTTATTGACACTTGAACGGGCGTATTTTATACGCCGTTTTTTTTGTCAATAACTTTTAAGAACAAAAAGTATTAAAATAATACAATAGTTTGTATCTTTGCAAAAAATTTATTGTTAAACGTTTAAAAATTAATAATTATGGCAACCAGATTAGCGGGTCAGCGTAGAACTATCGGACAAAGAATTAGAGGTGTTATTGGTGGCATTGCCGGGCGAGTAAGACGGTTCTTTGGAAGATAAGACGCATTAATTCAGAAAGTTATAGTATGATTAAATAATTGTACTATAACTTTTTATCTTAATTTGTTTAAGTATGGAAACTACAAATGCAACGGATAAAAAAAGAGCAGCAAAAAAAAAGGCAATGATTAAGGCGTTAAAAAACTCATTAGGCGTTATAACGCCTGCCTGTGTTGCGGTTAATATAGATAGAACAACGCACTACCGATGGCTGCAAGAGGATGAGGAGTATAAAAACGCTGTCGCCGATGTAAGTGAAATTGCTATTGATTTTGTTGAAAATAAACTATTTTCTAACATTAGAAACAGCGACACAACTTCAATTATTTTTTATCTTAAAACCAAAGGTAAGGCAAGAGGTTATGTTGAAAAGCACGAAATAGAAAGCAGCGTTAAAGGCAGTATATCAGTTGAGGAGTGGATAAAAAATCGTCCGAAAAACGATTAATTTTTTTTGTTTATTACGTGTATTATTATAATACAATATGATAACGCCACAAAAGATATACGAACCGCTTTACACAAATAAGGACAAATTTGTAATTCTTATTACAGGCGGTCGAGGCAGTGGAAAATCATTTAACGCAAGTACATTTATTGAGCGGTTAAGTTTTGAGAAAGGACACACGATTTTATACAGCCGCTACACAATGACATCGGCAGCAATTTCAATCATACCCGAATTTTCGGAAAAAATTGAAATTGACGGCAGCGAAAAGTTCTTTGAAGTAACAAGTGCGGACATAACAAATACTTACTCGGGCAGTAAGATTTTGTTTCGTGGAATAAAAACAAGTTCGGGCAACCAGACGGCAAAATTAAAATCAATTCAGGGTTTGACAACTTTTGTGTGCGATGAGGCGGAAGAGTGGCAGTCGGAACGTGATTTTGAAAAAATAATGCTGTCAATTCGTCAGCGTGGTATTCAAAACCGTATCATTGTAATAATGAACCCTACGGACGTAAATCATTTCATTTACAGAAAATATCTCGAAAAAACCCACGAATTATTTGATTTTGACGGAACGCCCGTACAGATAAGCACACACCCCAACGTACTGCATATTCATACAACATATTTAGATAATTTACAGTATTTGGGCGATGAGTTTTTAAAGATTGCAGAAGAAACAAAATCCCAAAATCCGAACAAGTACGCACATCAATTTATGGGTCGGTGGGCAGAACTTAAAGAGGGCGTAATTTTCAAATACGAAACGGTCGAGGAAATTCCTCTTTATGTCAAAAAGCGGTTTATCGGTATGGATTTCGGGTATAGTTCAGACCCTACGGCAATTTGTGAAGTGGCAATACAGGATAACGATTTGTATATTAATGAGTTATGTTATAAAACAAAAATGCTTGCTTCTGATATTATTTCGGAATTGAAACAGAAAAATACTTTGAACCTAAAAGTAATTTCAGAGAGTGCCGACCCGCGACTGATACAAGAAATTCACAACGCAGGAATAAGTATTTATCCCGTTGAGAAATACGCAGGCAGCATTGAGGCAGGAATAAATAAAATGTTAGAGTATAATATCAAAATAACAAAAAAAAGTTACAACGCTTTCGATGAATTTCAGAACTATACTTGGGACAGAGACAAAGATGGAAATTTCATAAACCGCCCTGTTGATATGTTTAATCATATTATTGACGGTGTGCGATATGTGATATTAGAAGAGGTTTTAGGAAAAAGAAAAAAGAAACAAAATTTAACAGGATATTTTTATTAATTATGGCAGACATTACACAAATATTATCAAACAGCGATACAAATGCTGTTATAGAGCAGTTAAAAAACGGACGGACGACAGCCGCCCCTGTTGTTGATGAAATTAAACAGCAACTTGATGTTTCTCGGCACGATGTAAATGATAACACAAAACGCCCCGACAAACTTATTAAGGTCGATGCTGAGGAAAACAAAGACAGAACACCAACGCCCGAAAATCAGACACCATACAGCGAAACCAACTTAAAGTCCGTTCCTGTGGCTCGTGTGGCGTTGGCAATTCAAAAGTTAATTGTTAAAAGGGCTGTTTCATTTACTTTTGGAAACGACATAACATTGTCTTGCGAACCGCAATCGGATAAGGAAAATGAAGTCCTGCGTGCTGTTAAACGTGTATTATTCGACAACAAAAGCAAAACGCTAAACCGCAAAGTCGCCCGTGAAATTTTCAGTTTTACAGAAACGGCAGAACTTTGGTATCCCGTTGAAAATCAAAACGAAAATTACGGATTTAACTCTGCATATAAATTGCGTTCGGCGGTATTCAGCGTTGCAAATGGCGACAAACTGTATCCTTTCTTTGACCAAACAGGAAATATGCTTGCTTTTTCACGCGAATACACAATAACGATAGAGAAAAAACAGCACACTTATTTTGAAACATATACAGATACCGAAATTTACCGATGGTCAAGAGATGACGGACGATGGTTGTTAGTTGAGAACTATCCGCGACCGAATATTCTCAAAAAAATTCCCGTTGTCTATGGCAGCCAGCCACAAACAGAATGGGCAGACGTTCAGGCACTTATTGACCGTTTGGAAACTTTGTTGTCTAATTTTGCAGACACAAACGATTATCACGCAAGTCCAAAGATTGTTGTAAAAGGCGAAATAAAAGGTTTTGCAAAAAAAGGCGAAAGCGGCGCAGTATTAGAATTAGATGGCGATACCGCTGACGCAAAGTATTTGGAATGGTCGCAAGCCCCCGAAAGCGTGAGGTTAGAGATTGAAACGCTTTTGAGAATGATTTACACAATAACTCAAACGCCCGATATTTCGTTTGATACGATAAAAGGAATTGGCGCAGTCAGCGGCATTGCACTTAAATTGCTGTTTATGGACGCTCATTTGAAAGTACAGGAAAAAATGGAATTATTTAGTGATTATTTACAAAGACGTATTTCTATCATTCAGGCGTTTTTGGCTGTTATGAATACCAATGACAGCGCATTTGCAAAGGCGTGTAAGTCCCTTATGATAGAACCCGAAGTAAATCCCTATATTATTGACGATGATATGAGCAAAGTTCAGGTACTTACAGAGGCAAACGGCGGCAAAGCATTAATTTCTCAAAGAAATTCCATACAACAGTTAGGTTGGACTAATGACGCAGAAAGCGAATACGAACTGATACAAGCAGAGGAGGCGCGGGCAAACGAAAGAAGTATCACAGAGCCGACAATGTAAAAATTTTATTATCTTTGCATTCCAAAATTTTAAAGTATGTTTCAGGTAAAAATAAAATCAAACGCATTTAATATAATTAATCGCGCAAAGGAATTACTTTTACGGGACATTGAAATTCGCATTACCCGTGCGTTTCAAAAGTCAGCAAAAGAGGCAGTTAATTGGGCAAAAATAAACCATACCTATACACAACGGACAGGAGCGTTAAACAGTTCAACGGGTTTTCAGTTGTATAAAGACGGCAGTTTGATTGACAGTTATTTTGAGACATCACTCGGCAACGCAGAGGGAATGACAAAAGGCGCAGAGGCGGCAAGTAAAAGGGCTGCGGAACTTTCAGGTAATCGTATTTGTGTTATTGTTGTGGCGGGTATGTCTTACGCTGTTTATGTGGAAAGTAAAGGTTTTGATGTACTTACAAGCGCAGAGCAGCAGTTTCCAAACCTTTTAAAAACTAATTTGGACATATTATTTAGCGGCACAGGTATTTCAACAGATATAGAATGAAAGCAAATGACAAGCGACTTACAGATGAAATAAACCGACTTTTGCAGGAAATAGAAACGTTTATCGTTCAAATGTTTTCGGCTGCTTTGGGTATTCATTCGGTAAAAAAAGCATTACGGGAAGGTAATGTTTTTTGGTTTAGTCGCAATTCCACTGCAAACAATCAAATAAATTCTATTCTTGCCGATTTCAATAAGAACGTTAATGCAGTTTTTCTTACTTCAATAGCAAAATCACAAATTCTCGGACAGGAAAAACATTTTTTTAATATGCGCTCTCTGCTATCAAAGCGACCGCAGCAATTAAGGTATTTTGAAGAAATAACAAAACGAACAACAGAGCAAACAAGAAACATCGGAAGTTTGCAATCTGCACAGCGTTTTATGAATATGAAAAAAGCGGGCAGAACACTATCAGACCGCGTTTGGAATTTAAGCGGCAATGCCAAAAAAGAAATCGAAGTTATAATCCAAAACGGAATTATACAGGGCAAGTCGGCAGACGAATTAAGTAAAAATTTAAGAAAATATTTGAAAGAACCCGATAAACTTTTTCGGCGTGTAAAAAATAAAGAGACAGGCGAGTTGGAATGGAGCAAAGCCGCAAAACAGTTCAATCCCGGACAGGGCGTTTATCGCAGCAGTTATCAAAATGCAATGCGGCTCGCACGTACAGAAATAACATCTGCATACCGATTGGCACAGTGGGAGGCAATGCAAAAAGACCCGCAGATTACAGGTATTCGTATTCAATTATCTAACAATCACACACTTAACGGCAAACCTTTTGTAGATATTTGTGATGATTTACAGGGCGTTTATCCTAAAACGTTTATGTGGCAGGGCTGGCACCCGCAATGTAGATGTGTAATGACACCTGTTTTGGTAGGCGGCGAGGATTTTCGGGCAATGGTAGATGCCGAAATTATAGGCGAGGAATACGAACCGCAGCAAATAAACGAAATGCCTGAAAACTTTAATGAGTGGCTGTCGGAAAATTCGGAACGATTACAAAATGCTAAACAGTTGCCGTTCTGGTTGGAAGATAATAATATTAAAATGCTTTTTTCTTAATTTGCAAAATATTTTTCAAAAAAAGTGAAAGAAATTTTATACTGCCAAAATATAAGATATATAGATTTTTAACGTATGTATTATAGTAATACACAAAAGTAAAACAAAAACTTGAACGGCAAAGCGTTTTGCTAAAAATTAATGATTTTTAAGAACAAATGTAAATATTAATGTGGGTATTCTTTGGGTTTTTGGTTTTCTTTTTTTATCCTTTTATTTTCCTCGCTAATACCAAAAACAGCCATCGCCAAACAAAGTAATGTTGCTATTGAAAATATAACACCAAAGAAATTCCAATCATTAGAAAATAATTTGATTGATATAATAAGTCCAATTATAGTTAAGATTACAAAAAATACTACAACACCAACATTTGATGAATTTTTACTCCGAACCGCATTTTGGGCATTTCATATTTCTAAAATTATTTATTTTGTGCTTTTTGTACTTTTTCAAGCATTTCGTCAATTTCACTAATATTGTTATTAATGAACTGTTTTTGGTTGTTAGTTGTGTTGAGGTTTTCCATCTGTTGCATTAAATAATACTTATTGTTCAATAAATACGACTTGCAAAAATCAAAATTTTCGCAGAAAATATCTCTTTCTACTCTTTGTTTTAATTCACTTATCCCTGTTGCATAGATATTTTTAAGACCTATACTGCTGCTAACCAACCCTAACTTCAAATCGTTCAAATCTTTTGCCATTTGAAAAAATTTGACAATCAATGCAATGTACAGTACTAAAAATACTATACCTAAAAAAATAAACAATTCTAATGGGTTTTCCATATTTATATAAAATTTATTGTTAATATTAAAAAATTTGCCGCAAAGGTAAAAAATGTTTTTCAAACAACAAAAATAATTTTGTCAGTAACTTTTTCCTTTTTTATTTTTCAGTATTAAAATAATACGTTACTTTTGCACCCGACACCGATTTTTTATTGTTTTTTCGGAGTAAATATTAAAAACAAAGCACGTGCATTAATAATCTTTTTGAGGTTATAAATGTGGAACGGCAAAAAATGAGTTGATTAGATGTTTCGGAAATCCCGCTCTGTCGAAGGACTGACAACGGGGACTGCAAAAATTAAAAAAGAACTGCCGAAACGCTCACAGGATGGCATAGTTTAATCGGCTCGAATTTATAAAACACTAAATTTTTCTGACACGAAAATGACCTTTTTATAAATTCAACTTGACAAAGTAAAATTTAGAATGATACTTTGCAGGAAAAAAGTCCTTATGCAAAGTATTTAAAAAAAGATAAAAAACAATATTGAGTAGGTTTTTTTGCAAGAGTCCTAAATTGCCTTTCAAAAAAAATCCTGCCTACTCAATTTTTTAAGAAATTTATTTTTAAAAAAATATGTTTATGAAAGATAAAATTTTGGCATTACTGAAAACAAAATTTACAGGCGTGCGTGAGGATGGGCTTAATCTTTTGGCGGGGGTACTCGCCTTGCAGGTTGATACCGAAGAGAAAGCAAACGAGGTTGTAGGAAATTTAACCGCCGACCAAGTTAATAGTTATGTTACCGAATGGCGCAAGGGCGCAGACGCGGAAATTACAAAGGCAAATAAAACATTTGAGGATAACCTCAAAAAAACATTTGATTTTGTTAAAAAAGAAACAAACCCCGCACCAAACCCTGTACCATCAAAAAACGATGATATTGCTGCAATAGTAGCGGAAGCCATAAAAACGGCTGTTGCGCCTTTGCAGGAAAAAATCTCGGCTTTTGAGAGCGGCAAAACAAGCGAATTACGTCTTAATACGCTAAAAAGCAAACTGGAAACGTGCAACGATGAAGTTTTTAAATCAAAGACACTCAAAGATTTTGCACGAATGAACTTTGCAAGCGATGATGATTTTAACGCTTACATTACCGACACGGAAACAGACATCAAAACGGCAAATCAAAACATTGCCAATCAGGGACTTGGTTTTTTTGAAAAACCGATAGTGCCTAAAAATCCGACAGGGAACGAACCATCAAAGGAAGAATTAGACGCCATTATGGAAAAAATCCCTATCTAATGTTTAACTAAAAAATTTATTTAAAATGGCAGTAGCAGATATTATCAGACCGCCCGAAGAAATAATTACAGGAAACGACAACATTGTTATCGTTGATGTATTTCAATCTATCAGAGGCGGACGGACTTTGGACGTAACAGGATTTACGCCCGAAACAATCAAGGCGGGTCATATAATCATAAAATCGGCAACAGAGGAATACAAACCAATGCCTGTTGATTTGACAACTGACCCTGCAAAACCTACTTACGCAGCATTGCCCGCAGGACACACTTACGCGGGAATACTCATTGCAAGCGTACTCACAAAGCGACCACTCGCTGGTATTATGGTACGTGGCACGGTAAATTATTCCGTTGCACCGTATCCTATGGACACTATTTTAACAGCGGTAAAAGCCGCTTTACCATTAATTGATTTCAGAAAGGACTAAAAAATGGACAAGAGTTTATTTATTAATTGGATTAACAAATACTTTCAGGGTATCGTAACTCGTGTCCTCGAAACGATTAACGGCAAAGAGGGCGAGGCGGCTTTGACTTACCTTTTCCGTGAAATGCTGGTAAAACAGTATTCGGTAACGGGAAAATGGGAAAGTTTATCGTCTTTGAATACCCGTGTTTCTGCGGACTATGTGGCAATGGACTCTTCTTTGCCGCTCAAACGCCGCGACAGCATTAAGAAAGCAACGGGCGATATTGTAAAATCAGGTATGGAACTGTGGCTCAACGAGACGCAACTTTCCGAACTTGACGCACTTATTGCACAGTTTGGGAACGACCCGAATATGCGTGCCGATATTATCGCACGTCTTTTCCAGGATGCACCGAGAGTTATTTCGGGTATTTACGAACTGTTAGAAAAGTCGTTCCTTGAAGGACTTTCGACAGGCGTAACTGTAATTGACGACAGCGAAAATACAGGTACAGGTATTCGTATGGACTACGGCTATTTGTCTGAAAACAAATTTGCCGTTGCTGCTCTTTGGTCAAATCCAGCGGCGAAACCGCTTACGGACATTCGTACAACTGTTTTGAACAAAGCACGTGCAGACGGAAATACGATTACAAACGTCTATATGGACGATGTAACATTCGACAACTTTGCAAAAACAGAAGAGGTTAAAAACTTTTATGCTTTTTCGGTTGGCTTTGTTGGCGGCGCAGCAAACATTCCACCTGCAACGGTAGAACGTATGAATGCTGCTTTGCGTGCCGACAATCGTTACCGTTTCCAAATTGCGATTATCGACCGCAAAGTTATCAATGAGAAAAACGGCGTGCGTACAACCGTAACCCCCTGGGAAGAAGGAAAAGTAATCTTTACTACCTCTCCACAAGTTGGGGCTTTGGCTTGGACGCGGTTAGCAGAACAGAACCATCCGCTGCCGAATGTAGCATATCAGACGGCAGACGACTTTATTCTTGTTTCGATGTTCCGTGAAAACAGACCGTCATTGAAAGAATTTACCACCTCGCAAGCGAGGGTTGTGCCTGTGATTTCTAATGTTGATAAAATCTATCAATTAGATGTTAAAGTTGTAGCAGCGTAAAATTATGGACAAATATGTAGTAATTAAGGAATTTGCCGACAAAAATAATGTTTCTAAACATTTTAAAGTTGGCGATGTTCTACCTGCATCAATGGGCGAGGCACGATTGAAAGATATTGTCTCAAAAGGACTTGCAAAGGCAGTAAAAGAAACGAAAACGGCTGACGAAACAAAAACGAAAGCAGAATGAACTACAAGGAATGGATAACCGCAACGCTTTCGCGCTTTGAAATTAGCGCAGCAGACATTGACTTGATTATTATTAATCAAGGAATTTGCTGGGCTGATGAGGTTGATGTTGTGAAAGCAAAAACAGCACTGGTAAAAGAATTTTCAATGCTTATTCCCTTACAAAGCAGCATAAGCGAGGGCGGTTATTCGTTATCTTGGAACTGGAACGCAATTTTAGGTTGGTATAAATTAACCTGCGCAGAGTTAGGAATAGAACCTGTCAGCATTGACGGGACAACTAAACCGACAATTCGCAATAAATCTTATATGTGGTAATGATTATTCCGCAATACCCACATTATTTATATGTTTTGCAGCACACACAAGAGGCAAAACAAAACCAAACGACAGGTAGTTTTGAAACGCAACCTGCTGTTTGGAAATATTGGGGAAGTTGCAGGGAAGAAACAAACGGCAGAGGTGCATATATAGCCACATCGGGCGGCAACAATTTTATATTTTCATCATTAATACAGTTACCAAAAGAAACAGAGCGTATTAACGAGGGAACACAAATTTTGGTAGCAAACAGAAAATTAGATAATGATTTTTGGCAAAACAGCAAGTGTTCCGAATGTGTAAAACAGAATGAATGCAGCGATTTTGAAACAGAATTATCTGATAATGAGTTTGTAGAAAAATTGAGAGTTGAAGGCGTTGCCGTTATAAGCGGAAAATGTGCAAAATATGATTTAGGCAGGTTACATTGTAGATTATGGGTATGATTACAAGTTTTGATACTGACGACATAATATTTAAGACGTTAAGTGATAGTGCGGAATTAAAAAAGGCAATTAGCGGCGGCATATACCCCGAAGTTTTGCGCCCTGATAATTCGCAAAAGGAAGATATTTGTATTAACACAATATCTATCACACACGAAACAATACCGCAGCAATGCACGTCAAACGTAAATATTTATGTACCTGATTTAAAACTTTTGCGAAACGGAATAGAGCAACAAAAATGCAACCGCGAGCGATTAAGAACATTAAGCGATTTGGTTATTAAAATACTTGAAAACGCAGTAGTTACAGGGCTTATATTCCGAATAGCAAGTCAAACTATTTTAAGGGAACAATCTATAAATCAACATTATACCAACTTACGAATTGAATGGGTAATAGCAGTAGTTTAAATTTTTAATAAAAATAATTTTATGGCACAGGACGATAAAAAAATAACAATAGGACTTGCGGCGATAAACATTGGCGCAATAGCACCTGACGGCGGAATGGGTACAGACCTTATGCCGCTCGGTTACACACAGATAGACACTTGTCAGTTGAATTTCGCAGAGGATACGGTTACGCCGTTTCCCGTAGAAGAGATTGATATGCCCGTATATGTTCAACGAACAAAGGGCGACTCGACTATTGTCTTCCAGGTGGCAAATCCGAGTTTGGAAGCACTTGTAAAAGTGTGCGGCGGCGAAATTACAGGTTCGGGCGATGCGGCTGTATGGAACGCACCAAATCAGGCAAACGGGCTTGAACTTTCAATGGAAATCATACCACAACAGGGTTTCGGTTTCAGATTTCCACGTGTAAGTTTCAGCGGTCGTTTTGTTGGCAATGTCAGCAAAAACAACCTTACAACTTTTGAAGTATCCGGGCAGGTTATGCAGCCGACAAAAAATGGTGTTGCTCCTTATACGGTAGTTCCAAAGGCAACCGTACCCGCAGCGTAGGCACTTTAATTTAACTTTTTTAAACCGAAAAAGCCGCTTGATTATTTCGGGCGGCTTTTTTTAATAAACTTTTATGGACGAAAAAGAAAAAACAGAACAGGAAGTAAATGAAGTTAATTTACTTATAAATGAGGGGATTAAATTCAAAGTAACGTATAATGTGCGCAAAAAGCAGGGATTTTTAAAAAAATCTGTAACAGAACAGATTACGGAAGATTTTGAAATAAAAGAACCTACTTTGGATACGTTAGACCGCATTTGTGCAATCGCAGTTACAATGGTTTTAGATGAAGATGAGTTAAAGGGCGAATGGGGAAATGTTATTGCTAACGGCAATAAGATTGTAACCGAAAACGCTCGGAAACTCGCTAAAATTGTTGCTATTGCTGTTTTGGGCGAAAATTATCATATCAAAGAATTTTCAAACGGAAAAGAAACGCAAAGAAAAGACGACAAAGAGTTAGACCGCCTTTGTGAATTATTTTATCATACTTTAAAGCCGTCAGAATTAAAGAATTTTGCCACAGCAATAGCGACAACGGGAAATATTGCGGGTTTTATCAACTCTATTCGATTGACAAGCGGATCGCGCACGACACAACCGATAAATCGGGTAGAGTAACAGGACTGCAAAGTCCTTTTGGGCGCAGAGGCAGCATTTGCGCAAATTTCGGTTGGACTTGGGAATATCTACATCACGGCATTTCGTGGGCGGTAGTGCAAAGAATGGTTATTGATGCCCCGAATGTTGAGTATGATACGGATAAAGGCAAGGGAAACAGTATTAAACTCACTGACGACAACGCAGATGAGGTTTTAGCAATGTTAAATAAAATGAACAGATGAACGTACAAGGTGGAACATTAGAATTTGAAGGCGTTTTTAATAACGAACAACTTATTGCGGCTTTGGAACAAACTAAAAAACAAATTCAGAACGCAGGCAGCGAAATACAGGCGCAGGCAGAGAGGGTTAATAAAAGTTTGTTGGAAATACCGCCGTCTATAAAAGCCATTGGCGCAGCGGTGGGAATTGGCTTTGGCATTACTGCAATAAAAAACTTTGTCGGTAAGGTAATTGAGGTCAGAGGAGCGTTCCAAGACGCTACAAGCAGTATGACAGTTTTTCTCGGCTCTGCAGAAAAAGCAAATAAATTTATGAATGAACTGCAAAATTACGCATATTATAATACGTTTGAGTTTGCCGACTTAACGCAGGAAAGCGCAAAAATACTCGCCTTTGGAAATGATGTTGAAAACGTCATACCTATAATTGATAAACTTTCAAACGTAGCGGCAGGAACGCACCAGCCACTCGCTGAATTTGTTGATTTGTACAATAAAGCAAAGAACGTAGGAAGGGTCGATGCAATCGGCTTGCAGAGTTGGGCGGCAAAAGGCGTTGTTATTACTGACGTTCTTAAATCGATGGGCGTTGAAGTTGATAGAACCAATGTAACCTTTGAACAGTTGGATATGGTTTTGAATAAACTTACCAGTGATGGTGGAATGTTCCATAATCTTATGGCAGCACAAATGCAAAACCTCTCTCAAAGCGCAGCGCAATTACAAGACGATTTTACTATAATGCTTAATGAAATAGGTAGTAAAATGCAGGGCGTTCTTAAAGGCGGAATGGACGTTTTACACGAACTTATTGCAAATTATGAAAAGGTAGGAAAAGTGCTTTTTAATTTAATTGCAATTATGGGTATCTATAAGGCGGCTTTAATTGTTAATAATGCGTTATTAGCAATGGAAGTAAAAACCAAAGTAGCAAGTAGTTTGGTTGATGCCTCTGGAAATGCAATTATGGTTGAAAAAATTGTATTGCAACAAGGTTTCGGCAAAGCGTTAGCGGGGGAAATTGGATTAATAAAACTAAAAACGGCAGCACAGGCAATTTATAATAGAGTTGCCTCAATGAACCCTTATGTCCTTATGGGTGCTGCTTTGGTTGCTGTTGTAACTGCTGTATGGGCTTTTTATGACAGTACCACCGCCGCAGAAAAAGCCCAAAACGCTCTCAACAAGCAAATGGAAGATGCAAAACAGAAAAGAACAGATTTAATTGGGCAATCCGACTCACTTGTATCTACAATAAAAAGCGAGACAAGTACAGTGTTGGAACAAATAAAAGCATTCAAAGAACTGAATGATAAATTTCCAGGACTGTTTAAAAGCATTGACGAATTACGCTCAATGTCTGATAAAGAAATAAAATTGCGTATTAATATGGCAGCCGATGAGCAGGACAAGACAAATTTAGAACAACAGATTGCACATATACAAGAGTGGTTAAATGGGAATGTTGAATTGAGATTAGCATATATTACAGATAAAAATTCTGTCCAAAAAATGGCAAACGAACTTAATGCTCTTTTAGATAAAATCAAAGCAGAAAACCCTGAATTAAAATTGGACGGAGTATTTACAAACAGGTTAGAACTTTTAACAGAAACCCTGAAACTTTTAAAACAGCAGCAGGAAGAAAACAAAAAACTTGTAGAGCAGGCAAAATACGAAAATATGACGATGGCAGAGAAAAAAGCGTATTTAAGTCAGCAAAAATGGGAATTAGAACAGCAAAGAGACAGTTATGCGGAAATTGTAGGATTACAGGGAAAAACGCCCGCCGAAATAGAGAAAACTTTTACGCCAATGGAAAAGTTTAATCTACAAATGAATAAAAACTATTGGTATTGGCTGGCTATTATGGGTAAAATAGACGAAACGGCAGGAAAATTAAATGCGTTAGATAAAATACCCGCTGGTACTTCTGCAAAAGAAGCATTAGACGATTTAAAAGCCAAAGCAAACGAGGCAGAAAAAGCCATTTCTGCTGCAAGAAAAAAAATGTTGGCAGGAGACAAATCTATCACAAAAGAGGATTTAACAAAATTACAAAGAGACAGCAAAGAGGCAGCAGATAATTTAAAAGCGTTACAGGAAGCATTTGGAATTGACACAAATACATCAACCAAAGGCACTGATGAAAAAAAGCGTAACATAAAAGAACTCGCCAAACTCTCTGCCGAAGCAATAACAGCCGCCGCCGAAGCCGAAATCAAAGCAATGAAAGACGGATATTTTAAGAAAAAAGCGGAAGAGCAACAGCAACACGAAAAAAATCTTGCCGACATAAAAAAACGCGGCGAGGAACTTTTAGAAGCACGTAAAAAGGTACAAGGTGCAAACGCCAAACTTACCCCCGAAGAGCAGGCGGCACTTGACAGAGAACGTGCAGCGGAAACAAAAAGAAATTTAACCGCAAACACAACCATTGACGATGAGGCATTTGTGGCTCTTTCGGAAAAATATATGAGTGTTATTGATAAGAGAAAAGCAGCCGAGATACAATTTAATGACGATATGGATGTGTTGTGGCAGAAAAGATTAGAAACACTGCAAAGCGGAAATATCAAAGAATTGGAAATGATAGACCGTGTTATCGAAGCACGCAGAGAAGCATACAACGAAGAAACAAAAGAAGTACCAGATACAGATTACGAAAACCTTTTAAAAGATTACGGAAGTTATACGGAAAAGAAAAAGCAAATAGAAGATGACTTTAACGAAAAAATTAAAAAGGCAAAAGAAAAAGGCAATACGAAACTCGCCGAAAATTTGAAAAAGGAATTATCAAAAAACATATCAAAACTTGGACTTGAAACATTGCAAAATTCGGATTTGTTTCAAAATTTTATGCAAAATGCGAAAAATATGACGTTGAAACAAATTGACGAAACGATAAAAAAGATAAATGAACAATCGATAGAAATTAAACCGACAATGTCGCCACAGGAAATAGATGAACTTAATAGATATTTAGAAAGTTTGCGCAAACAATTTAAAGGCAGCAATAATCCATTTAACCTGTTAGTAAAATCATTTAAAGATTTCGCAAAAGAAGCAAGCGATGAGAACTTGCAGGCACTTTTAAGTAGTTTTATGAATGTTTATGACTCAATTAGTAATGTTGTAAATTCATTGAAAAATTTTGTGGAAGTTTCTGGTAATGCAAAACTTCAATCTGCAATGGGGCAGATTTCGGCTGTTGCTCAAAATCTTATGGCAGCAGGCAAGGGTGCGCAAAGCGGCGGTTGGATTGGTGCAATAGTTGGCGGAGTTACTGATATAATTTCGCAAACGATAGACGGATGGGCGCAACTTAAAGTACAAGAGCAAGAGGCAAAAGTGGCAATGCAAGAATATCACAATGCTTTAAAATTAATGGAATTTGATATAACTAATAATGATGGAATTTTTGGCAGCACCGCATTGTCAGATACGATGGATAACTTCAAAAAATTACAGGATTTAACAGATATGTATTTTGATGAAGTTAATAAACTATATCAACTTGGCGATGAAACATATAAAACTAATAATGTAGGATTAACCGCTGTATCAGTACTTCTTGGCTCTGGACTTCCTGAAACTCTTGGATGGATTGGTTTGACGCGGCACGTTTCAAATGAATTTAAAGCATTACAGGCGGCGTATGAAAAGGGCTATACTGATTTACAGGCAATGGCAATTAAAATAAAAGATTATAATGGATGGCAGGAGTTTTGGGGTAAAGAAGACCAATATAAATCGTTAAAAGACCTGGCGCCTGAATTATGGGGAGCTGATGGCGTTTTTAATGTTGAAAAAGCACGTAAGTTCCTTGAAACAAATAAGCAGTTATCAGACAAACAAAGACAGCAAATTCAGAACTATATAGATATGTCTGACAAAATAAAAGAATTAAATGCGTCTGTTGATGAATATTTGAAATCTATATACGGAAGTTTGGGTAGCGACCTCACTAATGCAATAATAAACAGTATTAAAACAGGAAGTAATGCGTGGGCAGAATTTAAAAATGCTGGTTCAAAGGCAATAGAAACTTTAGGGCAGCAATTAGTTTATGAGTTGTTTTTAGCAACGAAATTTCAAAAATTAGGAGAAGATTTAAAAAATGCTTTGGGGGCTGGCGACCCAAAAGCCGTTGCCGATGAGCAAATGAGAATTTTAACAGAATTTTACAACAACATAGGCGTTGATATGGCGGCTGCCGAAGAGTTTGCAAGACAATGGCAGGAACAGGCAAAAAAGGCAGGTTTCAATATTTGGGGATCTGAGTCGCCAAGTACTTTGGCAGGCGCATTAAAAGGCGCATCGCAGGAAAGTATTGATTTACTTGCAGGACAAACAAACGCCGTGCGGGTTAATCAAATGGAAAGTATCGAAATTTTGCGACAGCAATTAATACAAATAATTTTAATAAACGTAAATTTTGCTACATCAAATCAGTATTTGCAATCAATAGACAGTAAATTGAGTGCTAAAAATGAGGCGAGAGCATTAGGGTTACAAAATATATAACAATATGAATGAATATTTAGAATTATATTATCCTTTTGAAAATATTATCAGCGGCAGCATACAGGACTTTTCGGGCAATAATCTAAATGCCAAAGTATCAGGCAGTCCGAATATTGTTAATGGTAAGATAATGAACGCTTTACGTTTTAATAATGATAACGACAAAGTAAAATTATCGGCACTGTTCGACTTTATGCAAGATTTTACGATAGGTTTTTTTGTTAATTTTTTCACAGCGGAAATAATTAATATCAGTTTTAATAAAAACTTATCCGTTCTTTCTGATTGCAGCATTTCGCAGGGGTGGCATAATATTTCGCTGACAAAAAGCGGAAACGAAATTATTGTTTATTTGGATTTTACAGAAATAAACTCTGAAACCATAACCGAAGCAATAAATAGTTTTCAAATAAATACAGACAGCGGAAACGCTTTTGTTTTAGATGAATTTCGTATTTATTCAACTGTTTTGAACTCGCAACAGTTAAAAACCATATTTGCAGTACCTATGTATGATAAAATTTTATATTCAATCAATGGAATTGATTTTGAAAATTTTGGTGTTCGTGTAAGAGAAAGCAACGGACTTTTTGATTTGCCTAAAATAAAAAAAACAGTAGAAACAGATTGGGCAGATTATCACGGAAAAGTCATTGACTTACAGGCAAAACGCTACGATGTACGCGAAATTTCGTTAAGATGTTGGCTCAAAGCAGACGGCAAAGAGGATTTTACAGCAAAGTTTAATGATTTTTGCAGTCAGTTTCAAAAGAGCGGTCTAAACCGATTAAAAATTGAGATAAACTCTTTAAAACCACTTATTTACGAAGTTTATAACAACGATGGAATAGAGGTAAAAAAACAGTGGCGAAACGTGCAGATGTTTGGCGAATTTACTTTGAAACTGATTGAACCCGAACCATTTAAAAGGGTAATAAGATTTGACGGCGCACAGGGAACAGTAAGTTGCAATTCTGACAAAATGCTGTCTTTTTATTGGGGCGATGGTACTGTTGAGGAATTGTATGGAAATATAAACAGGACGCATACTTTTACTACAAGCGGACAGCATTACACATTGATTTACGGCGTGATTGAAGAAATTAAAAACCTTACTACTAACGGGATAATTATTTGGTAATGAACAATATAATAGTAACACATAAAGACGGCACAACCTTTCCGTTGCTATCTCGGAAAAACGTATCAAGCGTAACCAAAGCAGAGCAGCACCAATCCTTACTTTCGGAAGATATTGTAAGTTTGTCGGTTACAAGTGCTGTGTCTTTGCCGTTTATGCTCGGCGACACGATTTCTGTTTTTGGAAAAACATATACTTTGAATAATTTGCCGCAAATAAAAAAGCAGTCAGAGCGCAATTTTGAATATGAAGTTACTTTTGAGGGCGTGCAGTATGAACTTTTAGACGCTCAATTCCTTTTGCCAGATAATACGGTAGGCGACAGTTTGACAGGCAATTTAGAAAAATTTTTAAATTTAATAATTGAAAATGCCAATCGTGTGTTTGGCAACGGAAAATGGAATTTAGGCGAATTTCCAAAGGAAACAGAGTTTAAAACCGAAACATTTACTGCCGAAAACTGTTTGCAGGTTTTACAGCGCATTTGTCAAGAGTACGAACAGGAATTTGAAATCGTACAAAACGGCACATACAGAACATTGCATATTCATAAAGCGGGACAAAACTTTCCTTTTACCTTTACATACGGACGAACAGGCGGACTGTATGATATTACAAGACAAAATGTCAGTTCTAAAAATATTGTAACACGCCTCTTTGCATACGGCGGAGCACAAAACGTTTTAAATGAATATCTTAAAATGCGCCACAGCAGCCGTCTTTGTTTGCCCACAAAGAATAAAAATAATTCTTTTATAGAAAACACGGAAGCAATTCAAATATATGGAATAAAAGAAAATACGCATAATTTTGACGATATTTTTCCAAACAGATACGGCACTGTTACACAGGTAGATAGTTTAAACTCTTTCAGGGATAGCGAAATGTTTAACCTTAAAGAACGATGGCAAAACAACACTACCGATTATCAATACTGGCTTGCCACTCGTGGATTAGAGGATACGCCTGCAAATTTTGATATTTTTAAAAATGATGTTGTTGGGGGTACAAAATGGCTTATAAAAGATGTTTCTGCAAAAATAAATTTTACAACAGGAAATTTAGCAGGTTATATGTTTGAGTTACACGATTTTATTGAGATTGGAAATGTTTTTGTAATAAATTCTTTTAAAGACGAAAATTTAATGGAATTTCCAAGTCAGACAAGCGTAGCGTTTCAAATTGCTGTCGGGGATAAATACTTTATTTCTGATATAAATTTACCGCAACAATATGTAGATGAGGCAGAGAATAACTTACTACAAAAAGCAACCGAATATTACGACCAAAACGCACAGCCGCTCGTGGAATACGCTTTAACTATTGACGAAAGATTTTTAAAACAATTCACAGGCGAATTAACCGTTGTAAATCTCTTTGCTGTTGGCGATTATATTCCAATTAAAGACACTGACATTGGGGTTGATAAATCGGTGCGTATTACATCATTTATAAGGGACTTAACACAAAAATACTCATATCAGATAACGCTTGGCGATGCTATTGCTTTTGATACGCAAACACGCCTAATTGCCGATAATGTTGAAACAGGGAAAATAATAGATATTAATAACCTTGCCGACCCTGCACGCGCACGAATGAATTGGCGCACCGCACAAGAAGTTTTAGGAATGACTTTCGACCCTGATGGCAATTTTTTTTCTGATAAAATTAGTCCTTTGGCTATTGAAACGCTCGCAATATTAGCAGGAAGTAGAAGTCAGCAACTTTCTATTAATTTTCAGATTATTGCAAACTACGAAAACAATCCTAATGTATTACGTGTAACAAGCGGAGTACTGACACATTTTACAATAGCAGAACCAACTACTAAAATTTGGAATATTGCCGCAAATACAACAACGCTAACGGAAAACATACCTTACTATATTTATGCAAGATGTAACCAAAGCAGTACGGCAGGTATGATTATTTTCTCTAACGAAAAAATTACAGTAGCACAGGAAAACGGCTGGTATCATTTTCTTTTGGGCGTTGTCAGTTCGATAGAGGCAGAATTAAATCAGCGTATCGTAAATTTAAGTTATGGAATGTCTTTTATTAATGGGCGTTTTATAAAAACAGGCAGAATTGAGAGCAGCGGCGGCGGTACGGCATATTTTGATTTGGATAATGCAGAAATTGGCGGACGTATAAACTTTAAAGACGGATTGATTTCGGGCGATATTGCGCTCACAGATAACGATAGCGGCAACGTTACAGCAGGTTTAAATGGAAGTAGTTTAACGAATGTAGGTGCGTGGTTTGGCGGAACTTTCCAAGAGGCAAAAGACGGTACGGCAAATATTATTCTATATAAAAACGGAAATGGTAAGATTGGAATTTTTAAAGTATATGATGATTATGTAGAAGTAATTAACGATGAAAATCACGTAATTATTACGCCTAAAAAATTAGACGATGTTATTACAGAACCTAAAAATTTTCCTTATTCTGTTCCTGCAATAGAGGAATTTTCAAGTTTAGACCATTATTATTCAAAAAGTATTACAGTTGCTTACAATCATTCTATCGCTGCTTCAAGTATAACAATAAAAAAAATGTCGCTTTGGATATATTTTTGGAGCAAGGTATTTGCGGCGCCAGATTTAACTTATGGTAATTTTTACAGGTTTTTTGCTGCAAACGCAAGTTTTAACTTTGTTTTAAAGATAAATGGCGATGTAAAATTAACCCAAACTTTAACAGGAAATAATACTATAATAGGCGATGGCTACCTTGCAGAATATGACCCAACACCATATACCTACACAGGCGCTGTTTATTTAACAATGGCAAATGATATAGTTATAAACGAACCTTTGCTTAATGGCGATATAGTGGAATTTACCATATCTGCCCGAATAAACAGAGCCGCAGATGGACACGGGACAACTACAACGGTTGAAATTTTATCGGGTTATACAAATGAATTTGCCAACATTCTGAATATCTTTGCCGCTGCAAATAATGTTGTTTTGGCTCGCGATGGCTTCGGAGTAACAAATCTAAACGGGAACGAATTTATAGTAAAAACGGACAGCACGCAGGGACTTGTAGTTAAGGGCAATTTTCCACAAAACACTAATAATGGCGCAGGATTGGAACAGGGAAGAATATACAGAGATGGTGCAAATATTCTAAAAGTTGTACCATAAATATCTTCCATATTATTTTGTCAATAACTTTTTTTAAAATATTAGTATTATATTAATACATATTTCGTATTTTTGCACAAAAATTTTTAAATATGGGACTTTTAATAGGAATAGATAATACCCCTTCCTCCTCTCTTTTCCGTATCCGCAAGCGGCGCAATTTTATTGTGGTTTTGGGTAATCCAACGCCAGCAGATATGGCAGGCGTAAAACTTAAAGTATTCCGACAGCAACGAGGAACAGTAGGCGGCTTTTTCGATAATGCAGCATATACGGTAAATACTGATACAGGTAAATTTATGGATGCCGAAAAAGCAAAGGCGGCAAACTTTGAGTTTGACCTGAATTTTAATAATGATTATTCTTTGGGGTTTGAGGATACTAACAGGTATAACTTTGAACTTATGTCGATGCAGGCAGAGTTTTTTAGGATATTAAAGTTAAATGACACTGGCTATCATTACATTGGCACGACAAGAGGCAATAATAAAGGAATGTACGCCGCGAGAGGTGCAACAGAAACGCAATTAACACACTATTACGCTCTTTGGGTGGCTTTGGCAAGGGGTGGCGTTGCTATCAGTAATTACGTTATGATAAAAGCGTATTTTGAATATAAGGGACAATCTATTCCACCAAGACCGTCAATTAGCGATATTAATATAATTTAAAATATTATAAGCGAGCAACAGGTGCGAGGGGATAAAACCGAGCAACAGGTGTAAGCGTAAAAGCGAGCAACAGGTGCAAGCGAAAAAACTAATTTATTATGAACAAGCAATTTAACAACGAGGAAAAACCTTTGGAATTGAGAGTTATTCCCACAGAGACGAACGAAATAACTCTAATGCGTGAGTTGGTAGATGA